TTTAATCATACCTTTTATATGCTTATCCCATAGCCAGCTTAGAGTTTCTAAAAATGGCTCTATAATTGGAGCTAACACGTTATCCCATATACTTTGAAATAATGCGATAGTTGTAGCAACAAACTCGCCTATATTATCGACAAGTGGTTTACCGTATTCGTTCCATAAATCTAATAAGATTTTTGAAAAGTCAGCCCATATTTTACTAGCTTGTTTTACAGCTGGGTCGATAGCGTCTTTCCATATAGAGTTAAATAAATTACTTACACCGTCTATTATTGGTTGACCCCAAGTTTGTATACCTAGGTCTAAGTCAGTCCAAAACGCCGTCCATAATAAACTCATATTGGTTAAAGCTGTCTCAACATCAAGACGTATGCTTTCCCAAGTTGTTTGTAAATTAGTCCATAAGTTAATACCTAACGTACTCCAATAATCAAATAAAAATTGACCGTATGTAGTAGCAAAACCAACAAAAGCTTGTATTGGCTCACTATTCCATATATTACGTACAGTCTCGCCAACTTGTCCAAAGATACCTTGTAAGCGTTGAGCTATTTGGTCGGCTTTACTTAATTCGGTAGTCATACCCTCAAAAGCCGATAAGTCAATACCGCTTAGGTCTCCTACACCGCCACCGCTACTATCGTCGCTACCACTACCACTTGAGCTATCGCTTTCTTTTATGACGTTCATTTCGTCAAAAGAGGCTAAACCGTGTAACTCTTTATTTAATTTTTTTGCGGAGCCAGTAGCTTTATCTAGTCCTTTAGATGTAGCACCACCGCTGGTTGACCCTAAATCTCCTAGAGACTTACTTGTACTATCTACATTTTTCTTTGTAGATTTTCCAAAAAGGCTACTTACTGTACTAACAGCCCATACACACGCCTTAACAAAACCAGTTATATATGGTATTACCGTATTTATGGCTTTTGCTATACCATTAAAAAAGCCAGCGATATTACTTTGACCTATTGCGTTCATAATGTCCGCTAGACCTCTAGTAAAAGCTGTCTTTAAATTAGTTATAGATGTATTTACACCGCCAGTACTATTACGGGCTTGCTCTTCAAAACTTTGAAAACCATTAACACCATTTTTATTTAGTTCGGTTATTTTAACCATAAACTCGTCCATAGACACAGCCCCACTACGTAGAGCCTCGCCTAAATCACTAGCACTAGCGTAACCCATAGCAATAGCAACTTGTTTTAATTGAGCTGGCATAGCCGTCATAGCTGTACGCCACTCCATCATATCGGGTTTACCTTTAGCGTAAGACTGGCTTAACTGTTCTAGTGCCGATTTTTGTATTTCAGTACTAGCACCACCACTTAATATAGCGTTGTTAAGAGCTAAAAACATCTCAGTACTTGCTTTAACATTACCGTTGGCACTTGTAAAACGTTGTACCGACATAGTAGCACTATCTAGCGTAGTTGGTAGTCCAACAAGAGCGTCGCTTAAACGTGTCATAGAGGCTTGGGCGTCCTCATTACTTATGCCTAAGTTACTCATAACCTTAGGGAAATTGTTAAGGGCGTCTAGTCTAGCCACAGCGTCGTCCATTTGTGAGGCTATCAATTTACCTATGCCTAAAGCAACTATACCTTTTGTCAAGAATTTAAAGCTATTAAGCATAGATGTAGATGTCTTATTCGCTACTTTTTGTAAGCTAGTTACTTGTTTTTGCGTGTTTTGTATTTCCTTACGCAAGCTATCAGTATTAGCCGTTATTAAGACTTGTAACTCTTCAACTGTCATTTATAACACCTCCCATTTTTATAGTATTTCTACGACCTTGTTTTTCCATTTCTTCGTCAGTCATTGGCTTTAGTTCGGTGTTTTTCTCAGTAAACGGCTCTCTAGGATAGTGTTTTGGGTCGTTAAACGCATACGCTATATACTTACCAAGTATATGGTTAAGACCGTCTACCTCTTTTATGTGTTCTTTATGTTTTTGGTTATAAACTCTTACGTGTTTTACGTATTGTTTAACATCTAGCGACCAAAAATAATGGAGGTCAAGACCTATTGTAATAGCGTCCTCCTCCAGTTCTCGCCAAGTATCCCCAAAAAACTTAGGTTTTACATCTCGTCTATTAGTTTCTTGGCTTGAGCCGACCTCTTCTCGTTCGCCTCTCTCAATTTCGCCACGTCCACTTGACGAGACAAAAAACCCCCCTTAACTAAAGCCTCCATAATATCTAAGACTAAGTTATCTTTATCGCTTTCCTCTAAGTAAGCGTCGATAGTAGACATAGCCACAGCCTTATACGCCGTGTTGCCCGTTATCGTCAACCAGTCCTTTTTGAATAAACATACACAACATACCAATACTTGTATCCGTGATACAGTTTTCTATTGGTAGTTGTCTAGCTTGTTCGATTTCGTCTACTCTCGTAGCATTGTATTTTAAGTTTAATTTTTCCATAATATCCTCCTATTTTCTTAGTTTTTACGTGCATTTTAAGACATCGAGACATATAATCATACGTCTTTTTAACTTTCGTTGCGTCTCACAGCACCCTTTTATAACAAAAAAAGCGGGAGACCAGTTAAAAAACCGACCTCCCGTAGTATTAAGCACTAGCTTTTGTATAAGTTGGTTTTCCACTTATTCTTAAAGTAGCGGAAAAAGTAGCTAAACCGTCCGTAGTTTTTTCTCCGTCTTTAAATGACTTAACAAAAGCCTTAAAGCTCCATTTTGCACCACTTGGGTAGGCAACCTCCCAGTCCTCTATACTTTGACTTTCAGCTAAAGCTAGCATTTTTTCAACATTAGCCTCATTTTTGATATTACCCGCAAGTGATACCTCGCCAGCGTCTTTAGACCCAGCGATAAACTCTTTATAATTATGTGGGCTATCTAAATCAGTAGCGTCGATTTCTTCACTTTCGACACCTATTTCTCCAATAGATGTTAAGTTTGCAACTGTTAAGTCAGCTGTTTCGTCGCCACTTTTTAATTTCTTTAGAGTAGTACCCATAGTACGAGTAGCTTGTCCGTTCATA